AGCCGGTCGGCGCTGTGTTCACATTGGCCCGCACCGCCAGCAGCGTGGCGGCAAATGGCATCCTGAATCTGATCTGGTTGGTGCCAGTGGTGAGTGCCGTGGACTCATCGCCCACCGGGATCACGATTACATCGGAATCGCGCTGGTGGGCGTGATCCTCGCGGGCGTAGTCCGTGCTGGTGCCGACCGCTGCAGTGGCCGCTAGCGGCTGCGGGGCGGCGTCAGCGGGGGACGGGATCGACGGCGCCCCGCTCAAATCCGCATAGGCCCCGGTGAATCCGACCCGGGCCATCGCCGCGCCGGTGTTCACCAGGATGGTCCCGGTGTTGACGTTCACCCTCACTACGCTGCCGACCTGCTGCACTTCGCCAGATGCCGGGATCGTCGCCACCAAGGCGCCACCAGCGCCGACATAGAGCTGATCGCCCAGTTGATAGCTGTTGGTATTGAACGGCCTTAGCTCGCCCAGTACCACGGCGTCGCCATCGCCGTTGTTGGCAAGGGTGGTTTCCAGCACGGCAATCGCCGGCATTTTGAGCGGATCGGTCGGGTCGCAGGCCGCCACTGTGATCCGGTCGGTGCCGCCCACGCTGCCCGTCGCATAGACCGCCGTGCCCGCCGCTAGGGAGCCGCCGCTGGTGTTGCGGACGTGAACGTAGAAGTTCCCGGCGATGCTGCCGTGGATGTGGGGGATGACGACCGGCGCCGTGCCGGTGACTGTTAGGCCGGCGAATGAGGGGCTGTCAGCCGCGCCTAGGCCCAGCAGAGTGCGCTGTGCGGCCGCGTCGAGCGCCTCCACCATGGCGCGGCCTGCTGCGGTGCTAACGCCGGTCCACCAGGCGGCGATGGCCTGCCGCACCCGCTGCGCAGTCCACGCCCGCCGGGTGGTCGCGGTGCCGGCTTCTGCTTCAGCTTGAGAGATGGTGGTGGCGGTCCATTCGCGGGCGTCGCTCAGCCGGGCATCGCTCAGCCCCACATAGGCCGCGTCACCCTCGGCGGCGGTCAGGTAGCCGGGATGCGGATCTGCAGCCGCCTCATGCGCTCCGATTGCCGCCGCCACCTCCGAGTCCCTAGCGATGCCTGCAGGGATGTCCGAATCGCTCAGCGCCGTGGCCGATTGCCGGTATCGGCCGTCGCCCTCCGCCTGGGTCAGGTACTGAGAGTGCGGGTCTGCTGCTGCTACGTGAGCGGTAACCGCACTGCTGATCGCCGCGCCGGCCAGGTTAGCAATATCTTGGGTGGTGGCGTCCTTCGTCGCCCCAGCCTGATCCATCGGCACCCGCTCAGTTCCATCGAGCGGGGTCGTGGCGTTCGGCAGGCCTGTGATCGTGGTTTCAGCCATGCCTACAGAATGCGGAGTTGCTTGTTATCCAGAGTCGTGATCCGCAGGCCGCTCAGCGTCACCAGGTAGGTGGCCACGGCCTCAATCTTCTCCAGCACCATGACGCAGAACCGGCCATCGGCCAGCTTCAGCGGTTCGTGCTGCAGCTTGTACGTCAATCCCTCGTGCTGCACCTGGTCGCCATACTGCAACTCGCCGAACTGATCAGTCCTGGCGGTGATCGCATAGTCCACCGTCACCACCTGATCATTCATGATGATCTGGCTAGCGCGGTCCATAATCCCCAAACCAACAACGGCCCCAGCAGTGACGCTGGAGCCGAAGTCAGCCAGCAGGAAATCATCGGGGATTTCCTGGATCATGGTCAGACCGCGTAACGGGCACCGCCGACTGCTACGCAGGTGACGGTAGCGGAGAAGCTGCCGGTTTCATCGGTGAAGGCCAGCCGCACAAACTTGCCCACCTGGTCGCGGGGGATCGACAGTTTCTGCAGTGCAGCAGTGCTGCCCAGATCGGTAAAGACGCCGCCGGCCACGTCTGCAGCATCGCTGCCGTCAGAGGCATTGCCGGATTGCACCTTCACCTTGATCGCGGTGCTGGAGGCGCTGGCGGCGGCATACAGCAGCAGCAGCAGATCGCCGTCAACGCTGCTCACGTCAACCGCAGTAGTGTTGCCCGCGGCGTCGCGGGTGGCAGGAGCCAGGATGGTGAATGCCTGGAGTTGCTCCAGGTTTCTGAGTTCAATGGCCATTGATCAATCCTCCGGGGTGGGGGTGAATACGGGACGCCCACGCTTTGTGGGCACTTCGCCAGCAGGCATGGCCAGTTCCTCGTCAGAGGCTGTTTCCATGGCAACCGCCGAGTTCTTTGCAGAGCGCCGCAGCTTGGGTGGACAGGCCGGGGCGGGCTCAAGTTCGGGCTCTGGCGCAATCGACGCCATGCCCAGCGCCAGCAGCTCGTTAGCTGGGCCTTGAGGAAGGTCAGCCACCTCACCCATAGCGAGGTGGCGACCGTCTGCTCTGCAGTTCGAGAGAATCTGCAGCCTCATAATCAGGTGCCCAGAGCGAAGGACTGCGGACGGCGTACCGCCACGTCGAAGTCCTGGTGGACATTCAGGATCGTCTGGCCAGATGCCGCCTGGGTGACCGAATCCACGATTAGATCGAGCCCAGACCACATGCCCACCACGCAGTCGGCAAAATTACCGAAGAGTACGTCGTTGAGCTGCATCTGGTTGCTTACCACTACCGGGTAGCCGTTCACCTGACCGGCGTCGGTCATGATGTAGTCGGAGCCAGCGGCGGAGGCCCGCAGGGTCTGCTTGAGAGCGCCCTTCACCACGCTATTCATGATGTAGCGCATCGAACCGTCGTCGAGGTTGTCGATCGCCAGTTCGGTCTCCAGGTCCACGTAGTTGTCCCACTCGCCGCAAGCCAGGCTGGTAGGAGCGCCACCCAGGCTGACGGGGAACGCCTTGCTTTTGCCGTTGGTTAGCGTCACCGAGCCGATGCCGGTGGTGTTGATGATGCCCAGCGGCTGGCCGTTGGACCCAGTGCCGTAACCGATAGTGGAATCCATGCCCAAGGCAACGGACTCGGCCATGTCAAGGCGCACCAAGTTGTCGATATCGGGAGAGCTTTGGAGCATCATCCGCCGGCTGATGGGCACGCGCACCCCGATGGTGCGGGGGATCATGTTCACCAAGCCGAATGTCAGCTTGCTGTTTGGCACGTCAGCGTTCTCGCCGACGAAGTAGTACTGGCTGGAGCTGAGCTTCTTGGGGATCTCAACGTTGCCCTCCAGGCCGGAGAGCATGGTGAGGCCGCTGTTCAGGAAGGCGGAACGGTTGCGGATCAGATCAATGAACTGTGCATCGAGCCGATCGGTGCCGACCAGTGCACCACCATCGCCGAAGGTGCCGACCGTCTGGCCGGGGGTCTCAGCGGCGCGGGAAACACCCAGCACCTCCCAAGGGATCAACACGCCGCGAGCGCTCTTATTGAGCGTCCTGGCCTGCAGATCCGCAGCGGCTCGGCTTACCTCCAGCTCAAAGCCAGCGGCATCAGCGAGCCTGGCGTTAGTTGGCTCCGTCATGTGAAGGAGCAGCCGGCACAGGCTGAAGCGTTTGATTTCACGCTTGCTCAAGCCCAGCTCAGCGCCGCCGGCATCGTGCACGCGGCCCTCGAAGGAAACCTTGCGCATGCCCAGCTCTTTCAGCACCACCTCGCGGGCGGCATCAATGCTGGCGTCTTCGTTGATGAGTTTTTCGGCCAGGCTCTCGTCCATCTTGAACTCGGAGCACATGCCGCGGATGGCTGCGACGCGTTCACGCTCGGCCTGCCGGGCGTTCTGCGCCACCTCCTCCACGTTGATCGTTTCAGTGGTCATTGGGATTGGATCGGATGATTCAGTCCGCTCGGCGGTCTGTGCTGTCAGGCTATGGAGGGCCTTGCTAACGGCAGACTTGACCAACTCGGGGTCAATCGTGACGGTCAGCTCGGCTGGCGCAGGGGGCTCAGCGGCGGGCTCAGCAGCAGGCTCAGGCTCCACGGCGGCCGGCTCATCCATGGCGCGGCCCAGGCCTACGGTCTGATCGGCGGGGACGCTGACGCTGGAGACCTCCAGCACGTTCCATTCGGTCACGTAGAAGCCGTCGGCGCGTTCGTCGATCTTGTTGATCTCGTACGCGAACGAGACATTGCGCACGATGCCAGCTTCCACATCCTGTCGGCGCTTGTATTCCTCGCTGCCCTTCTCCAGGGTGTTCGGCGACCAGCGGACGGTGGAGTAGAGGCGCCGATCGTCGCCGAGCCAGGCCTTTTCCGCGACGCCCAGCACCACATCCCGGTTGTGGTTCCACAGATAGACGCCGCCGTCGTTCATCCGGCCCAGGTCTACGGATCCTTCCTCGTGCACCAGGATCTCGCGGCCAAACCAGCGGTCGACGGGAGCCTCAGAGCTGAAGCTAAAGGTGAGAGTTTCGTCGGTCTTCTCTTCGACGCGGAGACCCATCGGCAGCTCTCGCCGCTGAGGGCCTTTGAGTTTCGTGAGATCCAAAGCCGGATAGTCGCTGGCCTCAGGCTACGGATGGGGCGACCGGGGGCTGATCGTCGTCCTCATTGTCGCCTTCTCCCTCTTCCGGCTCAGGCGGTTCCACCACGGGCTCAGTCGGTTGCTCCACGGTCGGCATTAGGCCCAGCGATTCCTTCAGCTCGTTTTCCATGGCGATCTGAGCCATCACCTGCTCAAACTGCTCACCGCTGTATTCAGTGATCAATTCGCTGTGAGATTTGAGTAGCATCGCCTTGGCTTTTTCCATGGCGGAAACATCCTTAACTGGGTCCACCCAGTCCCATGATCTAGCCTGCCAGCGTGGAGCGTTATACCTTTCTGGCCTGGTCCAATAGTCATTAAAAGCTGGCGACGGCAACTCACCCGCCAGCATTGCAGCGCGTAGCCACTCTTCAAATACGCGCTGGTGAAACACCTCAATGATCGCGCTTTGCACCACCCGCCAGTGGTCGCGATCCTCCAGCACGCTGGTGCGCATGCTGCTGTAGTTCGTGTCGCTGAAGTCTTTGCTGATCGTGGCGTAGCTGCATCCGAACCCAGCCGCAAACCGCCTCGTAAGGTTCTTTACTACATGACTGTACTGGCCGTCGTCAGGTCCGAAGTTCGGCGGTACCGGTTCCTGGCCAGGGTCGAGGATGTTCCAGCTGCCGGGCTCAGTGTTGAACAGCTGCTGGCCGTTCTGGACCTCATCACCCTGCAGCTCACCGTCTGGGGTGCGGATCCATCCCAGAGCTGCCGCTTGGACGCGCTTCCGTACCAGGTGAGCCTTTTCGTATTCAGAAAGCCCATGGACCGTCGTGATCACACTGGCCAACCACGGCACACCCCGGTTCTGCCCGATCCGCTCCGGCATGAACACATGGATCATGTCCGCCGCCGGCACTAGGACGTGCTTCCGCTCCACGCCGCGGCGGTTCAGGCCGAGCTCCACATCGCCAGGGTGGCGGGTCAGGATCGCGTACCGGGTGGGCCTGCCCCATTGATTGATCTCGACGCCTAGCCGCCATTCGTGGCCAGCGCGGTCTGATACCCCGCTCTTGTCCTCATCGAGCTGGTGCGCCTCGATCAGCTCCAGCGCCAGCGGGGTGCGGCCCTGCCCCATCGGCTGCCGCACGATCCTGATCAGGCATTCGCCCGACTCCGGCAGGC